TCAAACCCCATATCAAAATCGTCATAGGTGCCGTTAACATGTTGTGGTTCCTGTCTGTATACATTTTTAAGCCCACGTTCTATATGTTCTAGCCTACAGCGGGGATGCGGCCGAAACACAATCGGGCGTTCAGTATATTTACGTATTTCATCGTATGTATTTAAGAACCAATTACTCATACGTGGCATGTTTTGCCACTGTAAACTCTTATCGTGCTGTCCGCATACTAGAATAAAATCGCCGTTGGATCTCCAAGGCTTACAAACCAGTCCCAAGCTATCAGCCCTAGTCCTATCATTGTCTTTGTCACCAAAGTAAGCATCTCTGTTGATTCCATTTAATCCTACCTTCCATGTTGTTCCGCGTTCAATGCCACCTACTTCTAAAACAATAACTGGTCGATTTAGTTTGCGGTTTTGCTCCCACACTTGTTTATTGCGTGTCATACGTCCGTTCCACAAAACACTCCATATGACTGCAACATCATAATTACTATAATGATCCATTACTCTGTATGGTTCGTTATATATTACGGTATGCCCTGCATCGGTTATACTTTTTGCAAACGCTTCAAATACAGGCTTGGAATTTAATGCCCCATAATCTGTATATAAACAAAAAATCATTTTACTGTTTGCCAATACGATTCTGTTCTATCGGTCATTAGGTCTTTACGTTTTGACTTACCGTCAAACTTCCGTGCGCCTTTCATATGGTCCATCCATTTACCTAATTCACTATTAATTAACGGATGTCCGCCGCCTCCAGTTTTTGCAGTCTTATTATATATGTTTGCACTATAGTCGTGTGCTTTATCTTTAAAATCTAAAAATTTATTGTTTAATAGTTCTCCAAACACATAGCTGTCGTGCCACTCTTCAAGTTTAAAAATACCGTTGTCTGCATCTTCATACATGCGTTCGAATTCTTCAACAAAGCTGCACCCTACAGGATGATTCATATTAATACCATAGAACCCACATTCTGGCCATGTCTGTGACCCTTTGCCTCTACCAACATATGTTATCCAATTATTATAAGGCAGTAGCTCTTCAAACTGTTTTAGACTCCAAGGCGAATGTACAAACGTATCTGCATCCATCCATACTACCCATTTACCAGTACCATAATTTTTTTCACAAGCATCAAACACAGCATAAGTTTTATTTGCAAAACGAATAGCATGCCATTTAAATTCCTTATGCCAATCTCTTGGTCTACGTGCTTTAATATCGGCAGGCGGTATACCATTTGCTTTCGGATCGTCCTTCCAACGCTCTTTAAATGCATTTAACTTAGGTAATGCTTCTTTTGCATCTAATATAGTAATTTGATTTGGGTCTGGATTAACTGGATTGCAATCTTCTGCATATACAACTAATTTTACTGCTTTGGCAACATTTTGTGCAAAGCTATCAATAAAACGCTGTCCGTATACTTCCATACCTTCCGGATGAAATGTTGTTACTACTATTATTTCTTGGCCCATTGTCGTAGATGCCTCCATGCTGTTCCGTCTGTAAGCTCATTTGATGTCCAATGCATTTGAGCAAGTTTCTGTATCCATACGTTTCTATCGTATAGTATTGGATTTTCTATTTTACTAATATCTGTGTTAGCAATATCTTTAGCTTGACTTCTTTCTGGATCTAATACAAATACTGGTACGCCTTCAATTGCTGCTGCAACAGCTGGACTTGAATTATAATTTACTACAACATGTGCCATTTCAAAATCAGTAAGAATTGATTCATTAGTTGTAACAAAAACATTTTGTAATTTATATTTGAGTAAGGAGGCTCTATGATTAGATGAATGACGGTCGCCTGGATGAAATCTAACTACTATTTTTCTATCTGAATGTTTTTTAATTTCCATTATTGTTTTTACAAGCCATGGCATAAGTTGTTGTCCGTCCATACTCCAGCCGCCATCACGTTGACAACAAATTAAAATAGTTTCTTTATTAGTACTCCACGGCTTTAATGACAAATTAAGATCTTTACTAATTTGCTCCCAACGATTAAGAGTAGGTTGCGAATTACAATATTCGCCTGTAGTAGGAAAAATTCCATCATAACTATATCTTAAATATTTTTTAGTATTTCCCGGATCAGCATATAAAAACAAATTAGAATCAATTATAATACTACGTTTATTATTTTTTTGTTGTGTATCAAACACATTCTTTCTTAAATTTAAATGTGTTACATTTTTACTTCCAGGATGTACAAAGCCTTGTACAACAGCAACATCGCTGTCAATTACTTTCCACTCATCTACAACTTTACCAATATCACCTACAGCATTTACACCCTTAATAAAGTTTATTAACACTTCGGGCTTTTCTGGGTTTCTATTTTTAGGTGGAATACCTTTTAGATAAGAAGCAACAGTTAACATCAATCATCACCATTTATCATGCGCCAGGCTGTTCCGTCTAGCATCTCTTGATGTGTAAATTGGCAATATGACAAATGTGCCATAAAAGCCGTCATAGTATCTTTGTCATGTACAGGAAGTTTTTCTACCTGTGACAAGTCATTGCCGGCTAAACTTGATGCAGCATTAGGACCTAGTGTAATAGCTGGCTTGCCATTTACTAATGCTTCTACTGCGGCAATACTGTTGTAGGTTATCAAACAATGTACATCATCTGATAATGCATCTTCAATAGTATCTGTTGATATCCGTTCTGATCTAATAGGCTTCATTCTTATTTCAATTGGTCTATCTGTATATTTTTTTAGTTCAGCTAATACATTCTTTGTCCACTCTTCTGCTACAGGTTGTCCAAATATTTTCATTACTTTATCACTAGGAGGACAAATAAGAATTTTACTTCCTGGCTTAAATTTTCTATACTTCCATGCATGTCTACGTAATCTATCTGTAGGACGATCAATTATTTCAAGTTGCTGTAAATTATTTTTAGTTATTCTATGCCAAATTTTTGCTTTACTTCTTTCATTGCCAAAGTATCCAGTGTCTATTGCGTAAAAGTCTCTTCCAGTATCCCAACAATGATTAATTGCTCGTTGACTGTTGCCACCCAGCCCTCTAATAACTAACGGAATTGAGGTATCTAATTCTTGATCAAAATCGCCAAGGCGTCCGTGAGTACCGCTACAAAATGCTTCTAATAAACGATCGTATGATAAATGCTTTTTGTCTATGTTTACATCTTCCGGATGTATTGCTACTACTTTGTAACCGCTTTTCTTTTTATTTCTAACCATATCGTCTATCTCTCTAATTACGTTGTCTGCCTTTACATTATAAAATTGACCAGTGGGATCAACTAAAGTTTTTAATAAATCATCAACTAATTTTTTTTTTGAATCGCTAAGTGTTAGCTGTGTTGGATATGTTACTGTATCTTTGTAGTCGTCTATAAGTTGCTGTTGATATTTGCGTTCAACTTTATAATATTCATTTGCATATTCACAGTCTTGATATTGTTCAAACCAAGGACCACCTTCTGTATAATGTAGCATTTTAGGCTTGCCATCTTTTGGCTCTTTATACCAGCCAACTAACCAATTCCATTCGTGTGAAATTTCTCCAATTTGATTGTCTGTTAACCAGCTAAATCTATGTAAGTAGGCTCCTGTAGTATCTAGATTATTAATTAACCCTAAGTTTAATTTAGCATTAGATATATGTGAACAATTAAACAATACACACGAACTCCAATTTTTACGTGGGTATACAGTTTGCTTCTGCCCGTCCATTTTTATACCTTCCTTAGGAGTATAATCATGGTGCGCACACATTACTGCATACTGATCGTCTGCTTGATCAAATAGTTCTTTAATATCAGTGAGGGCTACGAAGTCGCAATCAATGAATAATGCCCAGCCGTTGTACTCTGTTAGGTGTGGAACTAGGAAACGTGTAAATGTAAATTCAGTACTTGCTAACGGGTCTACTGGACGTTTGTATAGTTTTTCTTTTCTTAACACTCGTTGATTAAGTGGAATAATTTCTACAGGTACACTAACAGTATCGAGAATACTTTGTTTACATACTTGAAATGCAATATCCTCTCTCGTGTCGTATCCTACAAAAATTTTTAGTGGTTGCATTAGTCTCTTCTTTCGATATCTTCTTCAATGCACTCACTACCCCATTGTATTTCTAGTATGTGTGCGTTTTCTGTTCCGGGGTTACTTGGCTTGTGCCAAACTTCTTTGCCAATTTCATAAGGCAATCTGTGCGGTTCTAATAATACTGTGCTAGTTGTAGATTTCCATTCAGTTTTCATATCTACAACACCTTCTAATATCATCCATTGTTCAGAACGTTTAAAATGTTTTTGATCACTTAAACTTTTGCCAGGATAAATTACAAGTTCTTTTACTTTATAACCTTTTTCAGGTTTATGATCTAACACACGCCAGTAACCCCAGTCACGTTCTGTCTTTTGTGTTTTCCATTCGTCAAGTATCCAACTGCTACTATTGGCTTTGTTCTCACCGCCGATGCCAAACGCAAAATCTACATAAGGCATGTTACCGTATGTTGCATACTCAGGCGTAGTTGTGTTAGTTCTATCGCCGCCGTTAGCAAAAATAAGTTTTGTTCCACTACTGTGTGTGCTTAGTGTTTGAAAAATTGCTTGGCATGCGCTATCATCGCTATCATCAAATCCTATAACTTTGTCTACAACACTAAGTTCTTTAATGATAGCAGCACGTTCTTCAAAAGGCATAAACGGTCTACCTTTCTTGCGTGTTAGCCAATCGTCTGAATTCACTCCAACAATTAACTTTGTACCTAATTTTTTTGCTTCTTTAAAATAGGCTATGTGCCCTGAGTGTAAGGGATCAAAGCCACCTGTTACTAATACAACATTGCTCATGTAGATATTTATGTACGCAGTTTATGTGTGTTTTGATAAATGAAACCACGGATCACCTCTAGCTATTTCATCTTCTCGCCACTGGCAATATCCTAAATTATAAAGCCATTGATTGCGATCAAACATTATAGGATTTTCTAAATCTTTTAAATCCTTGTTGCTACAGTCCCATGCCATTGAACTAGCACACATACTAAAAGTTGGTATACCTTCACATATACTTTCTGTCAGTGCATTTGAGTTGAATCCTACTACTGCCCAAGCATTACCAAAGTCAGCATACAGCCCATCTCCGCCTTCTAACAATGCTGCACCGTGTGTATTTTTACTAATGTCTACATCAAAATCTTTTAGAGCTTCTAGTTGCCTATCTTGACGTAAAGGATGCATACGTACACGTATTGGCCTATCTGTATACTTTTTAATTTCTTGTATAGTATATTTTATAAACTGTTGATACGATCCATGTTTGTCTATAAGTTTTTTTAAACTACTGTCGCCAGGACGTTGTAATACTAATAATATATAATCGCCAGTTGTGCGCCAATCTTTTATTTCTATTGATTGTTCTTTTTGTATACGTAGCCAGCGATCTGAAGGACTATTAGCATTACAATAGTTGCCATCGTCTTGATAATAACTTGTCCAACTATACCTATGATAGGACATAGGATTTGGAGGTTGTATCATGTTGCGTCTAAACACAGCACTTTCAACAACTAAAAATGGTTTGTTACTGTCTAATATAAATTGATAATATTGATTAAGTTTTTTACGCTTTTGTCCTAAAATATTATTTTGTATATAAACATCTGCAGATTGTATTGTATCTTGATCTGCCCATGGGACTATTTTAAAATTAGGAAGATTTGGTATAGGATGATTCCTATACATTTCTTCAATGCCAATTACTAATTCCATGCAAATATATAATCTTTTCTAACGTTTGACATTTCAATAGCACCTAATGACTTTAGGTATTCGCCAGCACAGTATTCAGTATCAGGATGTTGCTCAACTACAATTACAGGTTTGTATTTCATAATAGTTTTTTCAGCACCCTGTAACACTTGCATGTCGTGGCGTTCACAATCAACTTTTAGTAATCCAAATTTAGATAGGTTTAAGTCGTCTAATTTTTTAATTTCTATTGGTCCTGTGCCTATGTTAGAAACATGACTCGCTCCGGTATTTACTTGATTGAATTGCATTTCTATATTACTATTAACGTTACCTAATGCATGTTCGTGTATTGTAACAGGTAAACCTTTTACGTTAAGTTTTAAACATTCGAGTACTTGATTCATAGGCTCAAATGCAATTACACTATTAAATTTTTCTGTTAAAGGCTTTGCCCATAAACCTACGTTTGCTCCAACATCAATTGCTAGGTTAAAGTCTACAACGTACTTGTATGCTTCATCTCTAACATCATTTTGATATTGTGGCAATCCGCCATTGTTTACTTGCTTTTGAATTAATCTACTAAAATGGATATCACTGTTAGGCATCCAATAATTAAATACTTCTTTCATTTTATGAATCCCTTAAATGGCACCAAATACTTTTCTGTAACTTTTTGTTCACCTTTGAGAGTTAAAAATACAGTGTCAGGTTTGGGCTTTGCTATCCTTATCCATTTATTATCAATTGGCGTATAGTTGTACTTATCTGCTAGACTACATAATATATCTTGGTCTCGGCCCCACAGCCAATCATCAACAGGTTCTTCTAGTAATCTACTAGCATATACATTCCTAAAGTCGTCACTCTTAAACGCAACTAATCCGGCTAACCATCTGTCTGCCTTATGATGTTTTAGTACATGTTGATGTGAGAATATAGATGCAAATTCATCTATACTAAACGGCCTTGCACATATAGTGTCTGCGTCAAGTGTAATAAATTGTTCTTCTATTGGTATTTTTGATGCGCACAAAAATCTTACAGCTTGTAAATATGCAATCCTTGATTCGTCATTTTTAAAAGTTTTAGTTTCAAGTGTATACTTTACATAAGGAAGTTGTATTAGTTTATTATGATTTACTACGTGACAGCGGAGTGTTAACTTAGGGCAGTGGTAGTGTATACTTTTAAGTAAATTTTCTGCCCAGTCGTTATAATATTTTTGATCACATGCAATTAATATACTATATTGAGGCATCTTCCATGCCTGCAACTCTTAGCTTAACTACATTAGTAATTTGCCATTGTTTTTGATCCAGTGCTTTAAGAACACCTAACCATTTGTTTCGTACAAGTGCAAACTCGTTGATAATTTTTTCGTAGTCAACAACGTCTGCCTCACCGTCTACGTATTTTTCAACGTCACGGCTTGACAGAGCTCGTTGATAATTTTCGAGATATTTCTTAAAGAACGAACTGCGCAATCTACGCAGTTCGATATTTAAGTAGTTTAAGATTGCTTCAATTTCTTGTAACTGATTAAAACGGTGTTCAACAAGGCCTGGCATAGCAGCCGCAGACTTTTCAACATTACCTACAAGTTTGCATTCTGCACGAGCTTGGATTAATTCTTGCTCGAAGTGTGCTATTGCATCAGGTATTCTACTTATGTCGCGACTTACTTCGCTATACCATCCCATTATTCATCCCATTCTTCTTCATCGTCATCTATATTATCTAGGTCTAGATAATAATGAATAGCTTCATCTAATGTTGCATCATGACCCATTACTTCTTTCAACATTTCATCTGAAACTCCGTAATCGGCCATAAGATCAATAAATTTTTCAGCTACAATTTCTATTTGTTTTTTGTCTAGATATTCCTTAAACAAAGTCCAAATGTCGGCAATGTTCTCTTCATTCATTAAACGCTTCCTCAATAAGATTATCGTCAGTTGCTTCTTCGTCGTCAACTTCAGCGGTATTTACCACTTGTGACTCTTTTACTAAGTAGTCTGACATAACTTTATCGAGGTTTTCGCCTACCCACTTTTTACGATAGTCAAGGATCTCTTCACCATCAAGTGTAGTGTACGCAAGTCTGTTTCCTTGCTTTTTAATAATGTCTTTTGCTTCAAACAGTTCAAGCAAGCCACTATACGGATTCATACCAGTTTCGTATGGAATCTTAACTTGTACACCTTCAAAAGGTTTAGCGTAACGAGTCTTCATAACTTTACAGCCAGCACGGATACCCATAACTTGACTGATCTTGTTACCATCTTCGTCTTCTTTTAGTTTAAGTTTCTTCATAGCAACAACAATACTTGATGCATAAATGAAGCCTTGTCCACCACTGATCTTGTCATCTGGATCAAACATATCTTGTGATGCATATGTGTGATTAGTACATACAAGTCCTACGTTATGTGAACCAATCATGTTAACTGTGTTACGAACAAGTGAAGTTAATGCCTTAGGCTTACGACCCATATCACCTTTCATGTCACCTTTGTTAAACTGATCAACATCTGTAGGTGTTAGCAACATACCTAAACTATCAATAACGAACAACACCTTAGGACGGTCTTCTTCGTTCATTGCTTTGTAGTCTATCATAAACGTACTAATAGTTTTAGCAACGTCATCAATCATTGACATGTTGAGTTTTAGTAGTTTGTCTTCTGATGTGTCTACATTAAGAGCATGTAGCCACGATTCGTCAAGTGCGTTCTCTGAGTCAATTAGTACTACAAAGATGCCTTGTTCTTGTGCTGCTTTTACAATGTTGCCTGCACAGATATAACTTTTACCTGCGCCTGACTCTCCTGCAAACACCGTTACCTTACCCATCGGAACACCTCTGTTGAAGTCTCCTGAAATAAGATAGTTGAGTGCGAAGTTACCTGTACTAATCCAATCAGTAGGATCGTTAAATCCTGCACTCATACCTGATATGGACTTAGTTAGTGCCGTCCGAAACTTAGTCGGATCAAATGCCTTATTAGCCATATTATTCTCCTAATCTAAAAAGCTATATGGGGGACTTCTCCCCCATAAATTATTACTGTTGACGTGACCTAATCATTGCCAAGATATCTTGAGCATTGCCACCTTCTGTAGGCGCTGCTTCAGCTGCTGGCGCTGGAGTTGCTTCTGGCGCTGGTGCAGTTTCTACTACTGGTGTCGGTGCTACTGGCGCACTTTGACTTACAGCAGTTGCTTGTGGGCTTGCTGCTACTTGGGGATCACCAGTACGTGCTTGCATACCT